TACGGAACAAAGACTTGATCTGCTTTGCTCGTGACATATCTGCTACTGACTTACCTTCTAAAGCATCTTCGACTTCTTTTTTAGATGCCAAGTTACCAATAGAGTCAATAATAATAATCAGATGATCGCTTCTTTCGACGCCCTCTAACTGAGTCATTACATCGAACTTTAACTGCTCGATATTAGTCAGAGGCGTATGAATAACGCGCTTAGAATCAATACCGAAAGAGTCAAAGTAAGACTGAGGAGTACCGAACTCAGAATCATAAAAGAGTAAAGCCGCATCGGGATACTTATCCAGATACGACTTAGCCATCAACAATGAGAAGGCAGTCTTAAAGTGCTTCGAAGGACCAGCCCACATCGTTAAACCTGGAGTTAAACCACCATCCAGTTTACCTGACAACGCAATATTAATTGCAGGAATAGAAGTAGGAATCATATCCTTCTTCTGAAAGAATTTCGAATCGGCTAGAATAGCCGTATCCTTAATCGTAGAGTTCTTCTTAATTTTATCAAGTATAGACATAGTATAGTTCCTTATAGATCACTTATTATAATATAGATCAGACGTAAGATCAATCGATTACTGACACCAGCTTTGCTTGGCGTCACCGTAATATTCACGTGCTAACCCGTTTTGAATTAGGCCTGCCCGAACGCTTTGGCCATTGACAATAATATCACCTAACACACGACCGCCAAATTTATCCCAGGCATATAAGGTAACTTGTATCTTACCACCTTGGGCGATCAACTGAGAAGTCCACTTACTGGCTAACTGTGCTCTTTGATCTTCTTGTGGACACTGTGCCCTGTGTCCTTTTTCTGGTGTATCAACTCCGAAGATACGAACTGCTAGTTCTGGTTTAAGTGGAGCAGGTAAGAACGGTGCTGCAATAACAATAGTATCCCCGTCACTTACGCGTAAGACTTGTGTATCGTAGGTAGCTGAGTTCTTAGGTATCTTTTGAGCAAAAGCCTGGGTAACTAATAGTAATGATATAATTGCAATATACTTTTTCATCCGAATAATCCTTCTAAAGATGCAGTTTCTTTAACTTGCCATCCAATACAGCTAAGTAAAGAGTTAAGGGGTTCAAGAAAAGACTTCTCAAACATTTTATCATAATCAATATATTCACGTATTTTAAATTCAGGAGGAACTTCACCTGCAAATGTAATAACGTGGGTACCAAGGGGATTAGGTTCCCGAAGATATAAGAACTTAATCTTATCACCCTCTTGAATCAGTTGATACTTCTTCTCCAGTCCCTTACTTGTGACCAGATGATTATATATCAACGCCCCTCTCACGTGAATAGGGGTACCCTTTCTAAAGATACCATTTGAGTCTGCGTACTCCTTGATACCGTTAACACCTCGAGGGAATGCAATATCTTCTGGGTCTAGGTTATGCCACGCCACCTCTAGATTAGCTACAAATTGCCTCAACGTCATTTCGTCTTTAGTAAGTGCAATCGATACAGCCTCCTTAAGCGCCTTCCGAACCGGGGCAGGGGTAGAGGACCTAACAATCTCCATACCCAGTACTTTTAACTTAGGGGGATCGTAGGCAACACCTTCAGAGTTATAAACGTTAACGGCATACCGTTTCTTAGCAATCCAGATACCTCTATCGGCAATAATCTCACGCTTGAACTTAATCTTACGCTGGTAGGTATTCAGGTATTCGGAAAGAGACTCACAAGCAGCATCGATCGTCGGTTCAATTTGAGTTGCACAGTACTTGTCGAGTACTTCGACGATTTCTGACTTAGGTTTACCTTTAAGATTCTTATCGACCAAAGCACCAAGAGTAATATAGGTAGAGTCAGTATCAGAATAAAAAGAATAATCAACATCAGTAGTACCGCTTTCTTTATTTACAAACCCATTAAGTTTCTTAGCTACCGATCGTATCAGTAACTGACCGGTCATCGTAATACCTTCAGCAATCCTTATATCATAGAATCTAAAGTGAACGTTACCTAACGCACCATAAAGAGAGTTCATCAAGATCTTAGCAGCCATCTGCTTGGAGTTAAGGCTAGAAATTAAATTAAGATACTTTTTATCCTTAGTCTCTTCGTACTTGCTTTGAGCCGCTAACATTTCTTTCTTAGCTACTTGACGAGAGGTAAAATAGAAGTCAATTAACTCCGGGAAGATACCTTTCTTCTTCCGGGTAAAGCATTGACCATTAGCAGTCATAGACCAATCGTTCTTATGTATATCAGAAGTATTAACCTCACCATCAATCAAACGTTGAATACTTTTCTCATCATCGGCTAAAAACTTCTGACCCTCTACCAGAGTCTCTGGTGACATATTCCAAGACATAATAATGGAGGGGTAAAGAGAGGTAGCGTCAAAAGATACTACCCAGTCGTATTGAGTCGGTTTAGGTTCCTTAACATACGCACCCATAATAGTTCGATCCATGGCTGGATCAACACCCGGTGGGTTATGAACGATGATATTATTTCTTAACAGCTTATTATATAGAATACAATCCCACGTCCTTACAGAAGAAAAGATATCTGTAAAGTTACACTTAGCATCATATGCCATCGTAAGAATCAGATTAATAATTCGCATCTTATCTTCAAGACGGTCAACCAACTCTACGTCTCGAATATTATAGTCTACAAACAGTTCCCAGTCCTTGGTGTAGAACTCTTTAAACGTAGCATGCGGGTTCTTTAACTTCTGCTCCCCTAGCTCCTCCATCGCAACAGTATCTAGTTTATAATTCTCAACCATCTTATAAGAGAACTTCTTATAGAGATCCATAAAGTCAAGAATAGAGATACCACACCACTCAAAAGCTAACTGGGTACGACCACGCGCAGTAGGTACTTCATACTGCCTTATATAACCCCAGGGTGAGCATTCGTTCAAAGCTTTTTCACCCAACACTTTCATAATACGAGAAGATAGGTAGGCGATATCGAACAACTGACTATTCCAACCAGTCGTCACATCAGGATAATCAGACTTATGGTGGTTGATAAACTGGCGTAGAAGATCGAATTCATCCTTACACTGAACGTATACTGAATTAGGTTTCTTGCTTAGATAAGGACCACAACCAAACGTTGTAATTACCTTGGTATTAAAGTCTTGTACAGAAATAAGCGTGACTTGTTCTTGTGCAGTCCTGGGTTCAGGAAAACCGTATTCAGTAGTAGTCTCAATATCGATAGTTACAATCTTCATCAACGAAATATCGAATTCGATCGTATCAGGAAACATCTTACTGATAAACTGATAGCCATAGCTTCTATTACCGAAGATAGGAAAATTACTTACTTCTTTATATTGATCGACGAAGGCTCGAGCCTCTTTGATCGTACTGAACTTAATCTTTTCAAGATTTTCACCCCACAGCGATTTAAATTCTGATGGCTTACCAGAACGAACATAAAGGGTGGGTTGGAAGGGAATCTTTTGATTTACGCGTTTTCCGTCTTTAAAGCCACGGAAATGCACGTAATCACCGCGCGTATAGATATTGGTATAGAAGAGCATTTGTCTATTATATATTACCTTGCAAAACGTTGCAAGCTCATTCGGTCATAAATAATAACGTAATAAGCCCGTAAATTTGAGTATTACCTATATTATGATCGAAAGAAAAAAATAAGGAAAAAAATGCTCTACAAAAAGATCGCTGCAATAGCGCTTTTTGTTATGTTGTTTGGCAACGTACATGCTCAAACATTGATAAATCAAGGAACTTACGATAGTAAAACCCTGGTGGACACCAACAGCACTTCTAACAGTGTTAGCACCGTTAATAGTAATAGTACTGCTAATAGTAACAGTACAGCAACCAGTACATCTACTGTAAATAGTACATCTACTAATAATAACAATAATAATAGTACGAGTACCAGTACGAGTACTAACGTTAATACTAACAACAATATTAACAGCGGAACTCAAACGTTTAATAACAACAACGTTAATTCCGGTACAATGACGTACAATAATAACAATGTCAATTCTGGTACAATGACTAACATTAACCAGAATACTTCTACATCTACAAGTAATAATACTAACGTAAATACAAACCACAATATTAACAGTGGTACCCAGACGTTTAATAATAATAACGTCAGTACAAGTACTTCAACCAATACCAATATTAATAAAAATGAAAATACTGGTACAATGACGTATAATAATAACAACGTCAGTACAGCAACTAATAATAACGTCAATACTTCTACTAGCACTAATAATAATGTGAATACCGGGGACATGACTAATCGAAATATTAGTACGTCAACATCGCAAAGTGTTAATACAAATAATAACGTTAACCAGAATGCTAATATAAACCAGAACATTAACTCTGGTGAAGTAACTAACATTAATAAAAACGAAACCCTTATCACACAAAGAGTCATTCAGCCTCCACCAACAGCGGTTGCTCCTACAATGATGAGTGGTGGTAACAATGACCTATGCTCTACAGGTTCATCTGGATCAGTTCAAACGCAAGTGTTTGGTGTTTCATCTGGCGGAACAGTTCGTGATCTGAATTGTGAGCGTTTAAAGTTATCTAAGACCTTGTATGACATGGGTATGAAAGTAGCCGCAGTTGCAGTTATGTGTCAAGATGAACGGGTATTTAACGCAATGATGAACGCTGGTACTCCTTGTCCTATCGAAGGTAAGATTGGTGAGCAGGCTAGACTCACATGGGAAGAAAATAAAGATAAGATCCCAAAACCACCAAAAGAAGACAAATATGAAACTGTTAAAAACGTTGGCTTTGGCTCTTTGCTTGGCGTCCTCGTTCACGCCGCTTTTAAGTAAAGCCCAGACACTAGTACCAGGTCAAGTCTCTACCACCGGGAATATCGTTCAAGATACTCCCTATGGTGGTCCTACGCCTTGGGTTGGTGGTGTCTATCAAAACCAACTGACATGTTGGGCGTACGGTGACCCTGGTTATTGCGGACCAAGTCCAATTGTAAGACCAGGTGGTAACATTAATTTCTCTTACGGTACAACAAACTTATATCAAATGCAAGCAATTGCTAATGTTTTACCAAACAATGGATCTGGGCTTTTAGTAAACGGATATAATTTTGGATTTACTGCTAAGAACGGAAATGGATGGGATGATGGTAGAATGGACTATCTTACTGCTTATGTAAGCTTATATGATCTAAAAGGTTCTACTGTATTCAATAAAAACTATGATTTGAATTCTAGATTCAACTGGACTACATTCAATTATTCTGAAACCTTCAATAGCCCCTTTGCATCTAAAGATTTAGGTAGCGTACAATATGGTTTTGTTGGGAGAGATAATAATTTCTGGGCAGGTCCTTATGGACCAGAGATCTATAATGTTAGTTTTAGTTTAAAATATTCTGTAGACCCATGTGCAACAAATATATTCAGTAGCCCTTCATGTCCTGGTTATTCAGATGCTTTAGCTAAATTAGCTCCTAAGACTACTACGACAGAAGCTACAGTATCAGCGCCAACACCACCTGAAATGGTTGCAATGGCACCAGGAGCACCGCCACCTCCAGGCAGTCCTCCGCCTCCCGGTAGCCCTCCTCCCCCTGAAGGATCACAACCTCCCCCTCAACAAAACGGGCCTGCTCCCCCTGGAGCTCCTGCACCTGGGCCAATGCAACAAGCATCGGCTCAACAACCTGCACCAGGTGGGCAACAGGCGAAGGCCGGTGAGATAAGTGACTCATCAGGGTCATCCAAGACTACTGTTTCTTTATCTTCAGTTCTTAGTATGATTAGTTCCAATCAAGATAAGACCTCAGCACTAGAAAAGTCTGTAGTTCAATCTGCCGACTCACAAGCATTTTCTGCAGGTGAATCAGCTAAGCAACAAGCTGAGAAGATTGCAGGGGATCAACAATCACAAAGTATGAGTGCAGGGGGTGGGTCAACCAGCACTTCACAGACAGCAAGTTCCCAAGCATCATTTACTCAAACACAAAGCTCAATGGCTTCCTTACAGGGAGGTCAGCAATCAAGCAATGCATCTAATACTGCAAGAGTACAACAATCTATTAACAACAGCGTTAGTTCTCAGTCAAGTACTTTAAACTTTACCGGTACAACAACTCAACAAAGTAGTTATCAAAATACAACCAGACAAGAAACTAATGTATCCGTGGCTGCTCCTACAGTATCTTATAGCTTAGTCACACCTGCAAGACAGTCGATTCAACCTCAAGTTGAATTACCCATGCTTGAGGGTATAAAGTTTGGAGTTAAAAATGCAGTTGATTCGGCAATGGAGTCAAGACCCTTTGTACCTCAAATGAACGATAATTCACAACAAAATGATAGTGTGAAGAAAAATGTTGCGAATAACGAATTAGCTGGTAATGTATCGATTGAGTCAATTGCAAAACAACCTGCAAATTATGCACAATATTTTGTTATGATGCCAGATGTTGCATTTTATGCACCTAAAGAAATTTATAGAAATCAAAGAACTGTAGATAACGTCAGAGCATTAAGACAAATGAGTTCTGATAGATTACACCAACAAATGGTTGACCAACAATACAAATAAGGAAGTAAAATGGCAGAAGAAATTAAAAACGTTAACGCTAAGATTGACGAAGCAGAAGCAGCAGTAAAGAAATACGCTTCAAAAGATACTGTTATCAGTATTGGTGGTTATGAATTTACTCCAGCAAAATTAATGGTTGCATTTACAATCGTCTCTTCTACACTTGGTGGTCTTTATGGTACATTTGAAGTATATAAAGACTACCAGGGTATGAAGAAGAAGATTGCCTCTTACGAAGCTCCAGATCTATCTGGCTTCGATAAGCGTTTAGCTGTTATCGAAGAGAACAGTCAAAAAACAAGCGATTACACACGCGATATTAAAGTAGATTTAAAGAATGACCTTCGCCGTAATGAGACTGTTACCGAGCAGGTTGAACGCGGGGTAAAAGCTGCTCAACGTGAAACAGAAACTGAAATGAGAGAGATGCGTAAAGCAGTTCGTGAAGACTTAGAAAAAGCTCGTAACGAGGCAAGTGTAATTCGTAGAGAGATGGCGGATGCTCGTAGAGAAATAGAACGTGAAGTTGTTCAACTTAAAAAAGAAGTTGATAGTAAGATACAAAAAGCAATCGACAACCCACTGGCGAACAAATAATGTTTGGAACCGCTCTAGCCCTCTACATGTACATTAAACCACCTGAATGTATCAGGTGGACTTGGAGCGGGGATGTGTACAACCGAAAAGTAGTCTGTTTAGAATGGCGTAAAAAAGACAAAGAGGAGAAGAAGAAATGATTGATCCGCTAACGGCACTTGCAGGTATACAATCTGCAATAAGCATGGTTAAAAAGGCAGCTAATGTTGCCAATGATCTAGGCTCTCTTGCTCCAATGATTGGCAAGATGTTTGATGCTAAGAGCACTGCCACAAAAGCTTTAATGGAGGCTAAAAAGTCTAAGAAAGGTTCCAACATGGGAACCGCTCTTCAGATTGAAATGGCTTTAGAGCAGGCCAGAGCTTTTGAAGAAGAACTAAAGATGTTGTTTATGCAGACGGGTAAAATTGATGTCTGGAACAAGATTAAGGCTCGTCAAGCAGAAATGGATGCAGACGATGCCAATGATTTAAGAATGTTTAACGATCAAGAACGTAAGCGTAAACAAAAAGAAGCAGAGTTAAATGAATGGGCAGTAATTTTAAGTGTGTGTGCATTTGTTTTATTCATAATGGTTATTGGTGGTTATGAGCTGCATCAATTTTGTCAAACAGGTAACAGGTGCGGTAGATGAACGAATATCAAAAAACTTTTGATATGTGTTTAAAAATATTTGTTTACGGAAGTGTAGCTTTATACTTCCTAGGGTTCTTAAAATTCTTACCTGATGATTTATCGAATAGAATTGTTAATAGTGTAATAGGTAGATTCTTACCTTAATATTTTAAAGGAGAAAGTTATGTTAGATATTTTACTTTGGGTAGCGGTGGGTGCATTTATTGGCTGGAATTTCCCCCAACCATTCTGGGCTAAAATGATGCAAGAAAAAATACAAGCAATGATTGCTAAAAAATAAGGAGTACATATGGCAGAAGAAAAGAAACCTCTAAGTAGGAGTGAACGTGAAGCTC